GTAGATTGGACACCAGAATCGGTTGAAGAGTACAAGAAGTGTATGGAATCTCCATTATACTTTATTAAAAATTATGTTCAAATTGTAAATGTTGATCGTGGTTTAGTTCCATTTGATATGTGGGATTTTCAAGAGGACATGATAAATCATTTTCATGATGAAAGATTTGTGATATGTAAAATGCCCAGACAGACGGGCAAATCAACTACCATCATATCATATTTACTGCATTTCGTACTGTTCAATCCAGAAGTTAACGTGGCAATTCTTGCAAACAAGGGTGCTGTTGCCAGAGAACTTTTGTCACGATTACAGTTGGCATACGAACACCTACCAAAGTTTCTTCAACAAGGCGTAACGGTTTGGAATAAGGGAAATATTGAGCTAGAAAATGGCTCAAAGATTCTGGCATCTGCGACATCTGGTTCTGCAGTTCGGGGATCTTCTTTCAACATTATTTTTCTTGATGAGTTTGCACACGTGCCGAATACCATCGCTGAATCCTTCTTTACTTCTGTTTATCCTACCATATCTTCTGGTGAAACTACCAAAGTGTTTATTGTTTCAACTCCGTTAGGTATGAACCTCTTCTATAAAATGTGGATAGACGCAGAAGAGAAGCGCAACAACTATGTTCCAATTGAAGTACACTATACACAAGTACCGGGCAGAGATGAGAAGTGGAGACAAGAAACCATCAAAAATACCTCAGAGGTACAATTCAATCAAGAATTTTTATGTGAATTTTTAGGTTCAACTCACACTCTTATAGATGCGTCAAAACTGCGGTCTATGGTATTCAAGAAGCCTGTATTTTCAAAAAACAATATTGATGTGTATGAAGAACCAATCAAGAAAGCCACATACTGTATGATTGTTGATACAGCTCAAGGAAAAGGCCAAGATTTTTCAGCATTCTCTGTTTTTGATGTTTCACAGATACCTTATCGTCAAGTTGCAAAGTATAGAGACAATAACATTTCACCCATGTTATATCCAAATATTATATATCAAGTGGGAATGAAGTATAACACCGCCTTTATTTTATTAGAAATTAATGATATGGGTGCACAGGTGGCAGAGACTTTACATTATGACCTTGAATATGAAAATGTCATGATAACTTCTATGAAAGGTAGAGCAGGTCAACAAATTGGAGGGGGTTTTTCAAAAAACATCCAGCTTGGAATACGAACCAGTAAACAACTTAAAAGGATTGGTTGTGCCACTCTAAAAGAAATGATTGAAACAGACAAGTTAATAGTTCCAGACTTTGAGACTATTGCTGAGTTAACTACTTTTGCATCTAGGCACAATTCATTTGAAGCAGAAGAAGGAGCCCACGATGACCTTGCAATGACTCTAGTAATCTTTGCTTGGTTGGTTCAACAGAGATACTTCAAAGACATAACAAACCTTGACCTTAGACAAAAGATGTATGAAGAATTTGAAGAACAGTTTGAACAGGATATGCTTCCATTTGGTATTATTGATGATGGCCGAGAAGAAGATACATACACAGACAATACAGGTCAAACGTGGGAAGTATCACCATCACAAAGAACTTATTTTTAAACATCTGTTCCAAACCCAAAATCTGCGTCCGGTTCTTCTTTATCGTGTCTTATATCTTGAAGTAATTTTTTAGTATCTGGATGTACTCTAGTAGAGTTGTAATCTAATCTAGATTCTGATTTTGTGCATACTATTAGATGGTCTGGATTTACACAAGAATTTTGTCCACAAGTTTGATGCACAATATTTCCTAAAGAGATTTCCCCCCTATGATGTAGATAAGAAAACCTATGTGCAGGTATAGATTTCCCTTGATATGAAAACATTCCATATCCCTGTTGTGTTTTTGAAGCCGTCCATGTCCAACATCCACTTCCTGTGTTCTTGTCTATCTTTATTAAAAAGCGTTCAATTTCTTTCATGTTACCTCCGCGTGTACATACGAGTATTTATATCTCACTAAATACTTAAACACAGAGTTTGGGGTTTTTATAAATAATCATAATAACATAACTTTGTATTAATTAACTAATTAGGAGAGATGACATGCCTTTTCAAGTATCAGCCGGCGTAAACACATCTGAGATTGACTTAACAACTATCGTACCTGGCATTTCTTCAATAGATGCTGGATTTGCAGGAACATTTCGATGGGGCCCAGTCAATGATGTAAAATTGATTGATTCAGAAGATTTATTGGTGGAAACATTTCAATCTCCTGACGCAAACACATATATTTCATTTTTAACAGCAGCAAACTTTCTAACGTATTCAAGTGCACTTCATGTTGTAAGGACTTCAAACACAGCAATGAAGAACGCTGCTGCAAGTGGAACTGTTGTTTTAATTTCAAACACATCACATTATCAAGCCACATATTCAGAACAAGAAGGATCACCAGTAACAGCTCAAGGTGATTGGTGTGCTAAGTGGGGTGGAGATTTAGGAAACAGTCTTAAAGTTTCCCTTTGTGGCCCAACAAGAGCTAACCTCGCATCTGGAAATACAGTGGTTGCTGGAAACTCAGACGTTGCTTTGACAGGAACATACGCAGTTCATGCAACAGACAAATCCTTCACAGGAACTAGTACATTAGCTGGTACTGAACTTAGAGTCGGAGATGTAATTTTTGTTAGTTCTAATACTTTTGTTGTTGCTACAATTACAAGTAATACTGCAGGAACTGTAGATAGAGATCCACACACAGGTGCTATTAGTGCAGCTGCAACTGTACGTTACAAGAGATCACCATTTGCAGAACCATCAAAAAATATGTTAGGAACTGTAGCGGTTACTGCTAATGTTGCAACAGTTGCAGCAACAACTGCAACTGCTGGACACACAGCCACCACTTCTTTCACCAGACAATATACTGCTGGTGATATTATCAAGGTTAATGGTGAAGAAAGAAGAGTTACAGCAGTAACAAATTCTTCTTCAATGACAGTTAATCTTGCATTTACTAATACTGCAACAGCTCAAACTCATTCAAGAACATGGGAATATGCTGGTATTTTTGATAAAGAACCAGTAACTACAGACCATTCTGCTGCAAAAGGTGCTCTCTATGATGAAGTACACGTTGTAGTTATGGATGAAGATGGAGAGTGGACAGGAACAAGAGAAACAGGATTAGAAACTTATACTGGTGTTTCTATCGCAAAGGGTGCAAAATTTGAAGATGGTACATCGGCGTATTACGTTGATGCTATAAATCGTAAATCAAAATATGTTTGGTGGATGGATCATGATGCTTTGGGTGATGCTTATACAACTGCTGGTGCTGATGTCTCTGCATGGGGAAGTGTTGCGGCCTCTGGAACAGAATTTATGTCAAGTGCTGCTACTGGTAATCTACTTAAAACTCTCAGTTTATCTGGTGGAGTTGATGGTACTGCTCCTTCTGATGGAGATAAAATCACTGCATTTAATAAGTTTAAAGATGCGGAAGAAGTAGATATCGGACTAATAGTCGGTGGAGAAGCTTCTGCAACAGTCGCACTTCAACTCATTGCAATAGCTGAAGGTAGAAAAGATGTTGTAGCTTTCCTTTCACCAGAACAGGCCGATGTTGTCAATAATGAAGGAAGTGAAGCTGATGACGTAGTTGATTTTAGAAATAGTCTAGGGTCTTCTTCTTACGCAGTTCTTGATTCTGGTTGGAAATATCAGTACGATAAGTACAATGATGTTTATCGTTACATTCCTCTTAATGGAGATACCGCAGGTGTCACTGCTGCTACAGAAGCAAACAGAGATGCATGGTTCTCTCCCGCTGGTTTTAATAGAGGAAATTTCAGAAATGTAATAAAACTTCCCTTTAATCCAAGAAAATCTGAAAGAGATCAACTTTATAAGAACAATGTCAATCCTGTAGTAACATTTATGGGTTCTGGAACTGTTTTATTTGGTGATAAGACTCTTCTTGCAAAACCTTCTGCATTTGATAGAATTAATGTACGAAGACTTTTCATTATTATGGAAAAGGCTATTGCAAGGTTTGCACGAGCACAACTATTTGAATTCAACGATGCTTTCACAAGAGCTCAGTTTGTTGGTGCGGTAGAACCATTCTTGAGGAATGTTCAAGGCCGTGATGGTCTTACAGACTTTAAAGTTGTTTGTGATGACTCAAACAATACTGGTGATGTGGTTGACCGTAACGAATTTGTGGGTGACATTTATGTTAAACCAAATCGTTCTATCAACTTTATTCAACTAAACTTTGTTGCGGTTCGTAGTGGAGTTTCGTTCTCAGAAGTAGTTGGTTAAAAAAGTAGTATAAATAATAGTATATAACACATCTTATAGATGGGGGAAGACGATGGCATGCGAAGGCAGTACTTGTAAAAAAGACTTCCCCATCACATCTTTAATTTTAGTCATCGGGGAGAAATAACAATGCCGTTTACAATAAATGAATTTAGAAATAGTGCATTAGCTGCAGGTGGTGCACGAGCTAATCTTTTTGATGTTACAATTGCAGGTGGAGCTGCGACAACAAATTTGGGTGGTGCGACCAAAGAATTTACCTTTGCATGCAAAGCTGCAGCAATTCCAGCAATGGCAGTTGGAGTTGTAGAAGTTCCTTATTTTGGTAGAGTAGTTAAAGTGCCTGGAAATAAGACATTTGACAACTGGTCAGTTACCATAATAAATGATGAAGGTTTTCTTGTTAGAAATGGTATGGAAAAATGGGTGGCTTCAATGGGTACTCACATAGGAAATGTTCAATCCGCAGCATCTTCAGCGTTGACCGGTGCTCTTTATGGTGATGCAACGGTACAACATTATGGTAAAGCAGGCCCAACGAGTAAAATTGCAGAATATAAGTTTGTAAATATTTTTCCAGTTAGTGTGAGTGAAATTGCTCTTGGATGGGATGCAAATGATGCTATTGAAGAATATACTGTTGAATTTGCGTATGATTATTGGACTCATACTGGTCAAGTAACATTATAACTTTTATTATTTTATATTATAACTTAAACTAACTAGGGGCCGGGGACGCTCAGTCCCTGACTTTTGGAGTAGTACATGGCTGTTGAATTATTTGGTTTTACAATTGGAAGAACACAAAAAGAAAAGGAACAACAAGACCGCGTTTCTTTTACACTCCCCGAATCAGAAGATGGTGCAATAGATGTAGCAGGAACACCTGGCGGTGCCTACGCTACCTATCTGGATATGGAAGGTTCTGCAAAGAATGAAGCAGAATTAATTCTACGATATAGAACTATGTCACTTTTTCCAGAAGCGGAAATTGCAATAGATGACATAGTAAATGATGCTGTTGTTTCAGACAGAGAACAAGCCCCAGTTTCCCTCAATCTTTCCAATGTTAATATTTCACCAGACATTAAAACAAAAATAGGCGAAAATTTTAGAGAAATATTAAGTCTGTTGAAATTCAATGAAACTGG